TATCAATTAACAATAACTTAAAAATCTTATTATATAATTGAATAATCAATCTTTTTCAATATGGATAATCGAATAAATAACGGAGGAGCTAGAGAAGGAGCCGGAAGGAAACCTAAGTCCGAAGAGATAAAACTAGTAGAAAGATTAAGCCCTTTAGAGGACGATGCGCTAGCCGCTTTATCGGAAGGAGTTAAATCCGGGGATATCAAATGGGTAACTCTATATCTTAATTACTATTTAGGAAAGCCTAAAGAAACTAGAGATATAACTATCAACGAGGACTTACCTCTTTTTATTGATTAATGCGGGTTAAAAAAACCAAGGCATTAACGAAATTAAGAAGTTTAGGTAATAGGATCAAGGTTGTAAGAGGCGGAACCTCCGCCGGGAAGACAATTTGTATCTTACTTATTCTAATCGATTACGCTATTAAAAACGAAGGAAAAGAAATAAGCGTAGTATCGGAAAGTATACCGCATCTCCGTAGAGGTAGTTTAAAGGACTTCTTATCGATCTTAAAGGGACTCAATAGGTACAAGGAAGATCAATTCAATAGGAGTACCTTAAAGTATACCTTTACAAACGGTAGCTATATAGAGTTCTTTTCTACTGATCAACCGGATAAGCTTCGCGGGGCAAGACGAACAGACCTCTATATTAATGAGTGTAATAACGTACCCTTCGACGCTTATAATCAATTATCGGTAAGAACCTCCGGAAATATATGGCTCGATTATAATCCTTCTAGTTTGTTTTGGGTAGACAAAGAGATTATAGGGCAACCCGATACGGACTATATAACCCTAACTTATAAAGATAACGAAGTACTTCCTCAATCGATAGTAGACGAAATAGAGAAAGCAAGAGAGAAAGGTAAGACCTCGACTTATTGGTCAAATTGGTGGAACGTTTATGGACTCGGAAAAATAGGATCTCTCGAAGGCGTATGTATTCCGGACTGGAAAGAGATAGATAGAATACCTAACGAAGCTAGACTATTAGGATATGGCTTAGATTTCGGCTATTCGGTAGATCCGTCGACATTAATCGCTTTATATAAATGGAACGAAGCTTATATATACGATGAGGTTCTTTATAAGAAAGGAATGCTCAATAGAGATATAAGTAGATTCTTAAGTCAATTAGAGATAACCGAAACTATCGTGGCGGATTCCGCAGAGCCAAAGAGTATAGCCGAATTACAAGGCTACGGGCATTCTATTTACGGAGTAAGCAAAGGAAGAGATTCCGTAGTATACGGATTAAACCTAATAAACCAAAACGAGATATACGTTACCGCAAGAAGCAAGAACTTAAAAAGAGAACTAGGAGGCTACGTATGGGCTAAAGATAAAGAAGGTAATACCTTACAAAAGCCAACGGGGTTGCATCCGGATTGTATCGATGCGGCTCGATATATATTAACCGATCAATTAGAAAACCCTAATAAGGGAGAGTATTATATTTATTAATTGTTAATTATTTGTTTATTAAATAAAAAGTATTATATTTGAATATAATTAAAAACAAAGACAAATGGAAACTAAAATATTTTATACGGAAACAGGATACGATAGAACAAGTTACATCTTTTTTGAGATGAGAAAAGAAACAAAATGTTTTTATTACTTAGAAGCTATTGGAAAACATAACAACGAATATGGCGTTAATCCTGATAGAACTAAAGTTACGGGAACAGGATTTAGAATTAAAAAAGATAACAAACGTTTCATACAATGGAAAGGACAATCTTTAAAAGAAAATAGAAACTACACTTATACAGGAGTATAACACAAGGGGGGCAACCCCCTTTTTTATTAACCAATAATTATATTATGGAAAACAAAGTAGAGTATATAATGGTAAAAGAATTAACTAAAAAACAAAACAGAAAGAACATTATAAAGTTTATAAGTGGAGGCATTTTACTTGCCTTATTCAGTTTTATAGCAATGTATATGTTTTTATTTTTTATATTGTGGGTTGATGAAATAACAGATAAGATAATTGGATATTTTTAAAATGAAACAGGCGTGTTGGTACGAAGATATTTACGTAGTACAAAAGCCTATAAAGGTAGGTACTAAAAAAGGAGGCTACGACGTTACCTTGAATATAGATTACAAGGGTAAGAATACAATCGAAGGAAACGAAACGTACAAACAAAACTCAATAGAATTACAAAACAAAATAGAAGAGGCTTATAGATACGCCTATAAAAGATTTATATTAAGAGAATAGTTTGGGCAGCTTAATGTCTTTTTTCATTTGTTTGGGGAATTAGAGGAGCTTAACTAGGTTCCTCTTTTTCTATTTATACAAATAAGGTTTAATTTTATTATATATATATGAAAGTACAAATAAACGTCCCGGATACTTTAAGAGATATTACTCTAGATCAATATCAAAGATTTGAAAAGTTAAATACCGAAGAGAACAAAGATAGCTCTTTCCTACTACAAAAGATGATAGAGATATTTTGCAACCTTAATCTAAAGGACGTAGCTAATATTAAATACAATAGCGTTAAAGAAATAACAAATCATTTAAATAAAGTCTTTGAAGTTAAGACCGATCTAATAACTACTTTTAAATTAAAAGGTATCGAGTTCGGCTTTATACCTCAACTTGACGATATGACTCTAGGAGAGTATATAGATCTTGATACCTATCTAGGCGACTGGGATAATATGAACAAAGCAATGAACGTCTTATATAGACCTATTACGCAAAAGAATAAAAATAAGTATAGTATAGAGGAGTATAAAGAGAGTGACAACTCCAACCTTCTAAACGATATGCCTTTAGATGTCGTAATGGGATCTCTTGTTTTTTTTTGGAATTTAAACAACGAGTTATTACAAACTACCCTGAGATATTTGAACAAGGAAGCCAAGAAAATGAATATGGAGCAGAGGCTAGTTTTGGAAGAAAATGGGGTTGGCTATCCTCTATATACGGTCTCGCACAAAAAGATGTTACCAGATTTGACGATGTTACAAAATTAAACGCACATAAATGTTTTCTATACTTAGCGTTTGAAAAAGAAAAGATAGAATTAGAAAGGAAACAAATAAAAAATAAATGAAAGGATTTTATAACTTAACGGATAAATTAAAAGATACTCTACTAGCAGAGCCTTTTGTTAATACGGTAACTTTTGGAAGCTTAGACGATATAGACCTTACTAAACAAACGATCTTTCCTTTGTCTCATATTACGGTAAATAATACAATAGTAGGAACTAATACTCTAACCTTTAACGTTAGTATCTTGTCTATGGATATCGTAGATATAAGCAAGGCGGAAACTACGGATATATTCGTAGGAAACGATAACGAACAAGATGTATTAAATACCCAACTAGGTTTATTAACTAGAGTTATAAATACTTTACAAAGAGGAGACTTATATACCGAACTATATCAAGTAGAAGGAGACGTAAGTTGTGAGCCTTTTGTAGATAGATTCGATAACAAGCTAGCCGGATGGGCAGCAACCTTCGACGTATTAATAGAAAACGATATGACGATATGCAACTAAACGAAGTAAATAAAACTCTAAATAAGTTTGGTAAGTACGTTGTATCTCAATCAAGAGCTAATCTAACTAGAGGTAAAAAGAACTTTACCAAAAACCTCTACGAAAGTATTACCTATATACTAGAGGAAAGTAAGGTTGGTCCACGTATATATTTCGAGATGGACGATTACGGTATGTATCAAGATCGAGGAGTAAAAGGTAAAGATCCGAGGCTTGTAAAAAACGGAAAGCAAAAAGCGCCTAATAGTAATTTTAGCTTTAAGAATAAAATGCCTCCTCAAAAACCATTAATGGAATGGGCTAAAAGTAAAAACATTAGACTAAGAGATAGTAAAGGACAATTTAAAAAAGGAAGCTACCAAACTATAGGCTTTATATTACAAAAGAGAATATTTGCTCAAGGTATAAAACCTAGCTTATTTTTTACTAAGCCTTTTGAAAAATCATTTAAGAACCTACCCCCGGAGTTAGCGAATAGTTTCGGTATAGATATAGAAAAATTATTAAGTTGATATGAGTACAAAGATAAACGTAAGAAGCCCCTTTTATTTACATTTAGTAGAGCCTAGTCCTCCCTTACCCGTTTTCGATTGTACGGTTGCAGGTCTTACGGGATTCGCCGTAGATAATAAAGGTATTATTACTTTACCTTCTTCTAAGGCGGGAGTTATCGAATCAATATCTAGCGACGACGGAGACTTCTCAAATAATAAGTTTCCAACAGAAAATACTGATACCTCTAGAACTATAAAAGTGAAGTTAGCAATACCGCCGGCTTTATATTCTAATTCTAGTAGTATCTTTTTTGAATGTCCGGTAACGGCAACGCAACCGGGATCAACTAGCTCCGTAGTACAACCAACCGTATGTAGCGGTGGACCAACCGCAACCGGATCAATAGGCGCGCAAACTTTAACGGTAGGAGGATCAAGCGTAACTATAGACTTGGCAAGTTTTTTTAATAACGAAACAACCTACGATGCTTCTAATATAGATCCTAATATAGCGACAATAGCTCTTAGTGGAAGCTCGCTTACAATATCTCCAAACGTAACCGGAGGAAATACTACGATATACGGTATTGCTAAAGACAATAGTTACCCTGCAACTTGTGAGGCTACTCAAAGTATAGCGGTAACGGTAAACGCGGGAAGCGCCTTAACTTGTACTCTAGCCGGGAAAAGCATAATACAAGGAGGATCTATAACGGCGGCGGGAGTAATTACGGATCCTATTTCTCCAATAGCCGCAATAGTTGAAAAATCATTATCAAGCGGAGGTACTCCAGTAACAAGCGTATCCGCAAATACGGGAAGCGCTTCTCAAGATATAACTTTGTTTTATAAGTTGTCTGTACCTGCGACGTTTACAAATGCAGGGACAGGTAATTTAATTTGTTCTATAGATCTACCTCAAGCGGGAACCGCGTTACCCGTTTTTGATTGTGCTACGGCTAATCTAATAGGAGGCGGTGTTTCTCAAAACGGAGCAATACTTACTCCTACTTCTAAGATAGGAGCTACGGTTAAAACTCCCGCAAGCGGAACGGCTTTTAGTACGGTAGCAGTAGATACGTCTAGAACCGTTAATTTTCCTGTAACTATTCCTTCGGGATATCAAAACGCGGGGCAAGATATTAGCGGAGGTTGTGACGTTACGTTTACGCAACCGGCTACTACTCCAACTTGTGGTAATTTTAGCTTATATATAAGTACGGGAGTAAACCAAATACCTAGCGATACAGCTACGCAAAGCCATTGCAATTTATCTCAAGTAGTAGGAACTTACCACGAAATTAAATGTACAACCGATAGTGTAACGGGAGTATTGAACACAACAGTATGTAGTAACGGATCTCCTTTCGACGGAAGGGATCTCTATTACGTAATCTCTACCGGGAGTATAGATAGCGCAGGTGGACCGGGTATTTCTCCTTTTAATTTAGTTAAAATAAATAGAAACGGGCAAGTAACAGAGATAGCGGTAGGAGGTTGCGCGGGAGCGGGAGCAGGAACTTTAGTATAAAAAATTATGGCATTAAAAAGAGTAGAAGTAGATTTATATGTTTGGGAAGGTTTAATTTCGGCACAACCTTCGGTACCGGCGTACTCAATAAACAAGAGCGTAATTTCGGGGGAATCAAACGTAACTTTAGAAATAGCGGAGCTTGTAAGAGATTATATAACAATGACCTTTAATAATGATTATATATCTATAACGAGATACGTAAGAGCTATTGTAAATTCTTACGACGAATCAAACGAGCCGTTTAGTACAAATCCAATTACGACGACGTACGTAGCTTTAGACGGATACGGGTACTTCGAAGAGGGAGCAAATCCCGAGTTATCAAGAAACGCTTTAATAAGTTCAAACAATATTTATATACCGGAAAATACAGCCGGGAAGTTTCCAATATTTGCAGAAGGCGTAGGTAAGGTTATAATAGATTCTACTACAACTCAAATAACGGATGACGGTAATACAAACCAAAAAATACAATATATTACAATCCCCGCAAATACCTCAACAATACAAGTTTTTGATACCGACGATTCTACGCTTAGAAAAACTATTACTGTTTCTAATATTTGCGAACCTAAATACACGCCGTTTAAATTAACTTTTGTAAATAAGTTTGGAGCATTTCAAGATTTATATTTCTTTAAAAAATCAAGCGAAGTAACTAACGTAACAGATGAGCTATACAAGAAAAATATAATTACAAATACAGCTTCGAGTTATAATACGTACGAAAATCAAAAAGGTAGAATAAACGTAAACGCACAAACTTCTTTAACAATGAATACCGGCTTTGTAAAAGAGGATATGAATCAAACAATAGAAGAACTATTCTATACCGAAAACGTTTGGATAAGATACGAAAACAAAACGTTACCTATAATACCTAAATCTAAATCATTACAATATAAGACTTCTTTAAACGACAAGCTAATAAATTACACGGTAGAGTTCGATTTTGCGTTTGATAGAATTAACAATGTAAGATAATGTTACAATTACAAATATATTTTGATGGTCAACAAGTTGAATTATTTAAAGATGAAAGTATAGTATTAACTCAATCTATACAAGATATAAAAGATATTCAAAAAGTATTTGTACCGTTTACCCAAACCTTTAACGTACCGGCTTCTAAAAAGAATAATATAATATTCAAGCATTTCTATAATTTTAATATTGACGGATTCGATGCTAGAAAAAAAACGGAGTCTGAGTTATATCTAAATTATAAGCTATTTAAAAAAGGTAAGATAAAACTAGAAGGCGTACAACTTAAAAACAACGAGCCGCATACTTATAAGCTTACGTTCTTTGGCAATACTATCAACTTAAAAGATCTATTAGGAGAGGACAAACTAGCCGCTCTTAGCCATTTAAAAGATTATAGCTTTGATTATAACGATACTAATATAACTTCTTATATGAGTAACGGGCTAGACGTTTTTAGTACGGGAGGTACGATTACGGACGCTGTTATTATTCCCCTTATAACACATACGGATAGATTAATATTCGATAGTAATTCTAACGTTGTCAATACGGATACTATAAAGAATATAAATCCTTCGGCGGGTACCTCTACAAGTTACGGAGTTCCTTTTAAACAATTAAAGCCGGCTATAAGACTTTACGCAATTATCAAAGCTATAGAAATAGAATACGGTTTAACCTTTAGTACTGATTTCTTCAATACAACCAATACAGCTTTCTTTGGTTTGTATATGTGGTTACACAATAAAGAAGGCGAACTATTTCAAGACGTAGACGCACAACATCAAGCCTCTGGTTTTACCGTAACTAGTAAAGACAAGACAATGGGTTTAGGAAGTTTCTTTACTGGATTTAAAAACGCAAGCTTTGAAACTAAAATAGACGACATAAAAAAGTCGAGACAATTCGATAATATACCGGTTAATAAAATAGAGAGAGCTTTAAACGTAAAAGTAGTTCCTTCCGGAGGAGCGGGCTATAGTCTTATAATAAAAAAGGACGGCGAAGAGTTCCAACGTTTTGACGGTCTTACGGGTACAACCGAATTAGGACAAAGTACAAGTTTAAAGAGAGACCAATTTTTAAGAATAGGAGACGGAGTTTATACGTTCTTTATTGAAACGGATACTATTTCAACTTACGCTATTACTATAACACATTTTATAAAAAGCTTAAGAACCGGAGGACGAAGAAAAGATATTACATTTACCGCTTCGGCTGCTAAAGCTACCGACAACCCGGTTAATGTTACTCAGTTTATTCCAGATATAAAAATTATAGATCTACTTACCGGTATTTTTAAACTTTACAATTTAACCGCCTTCCAAGACGACGACGGAATTATACAAGTTAAAACCCTAGATTCCTTTTACGCTAGTAGTACGACGGTCCACGATATAAATCCTTTTATTGATAAAACGGAAACGGTTACCGATTCAATATTACCGTTTAAAGAAATAGATTTTAAGTACGAAGGAACCGGTAGTTTTTTAGCTAATAATCATAAGGAAAAATTTTATACAGATTGGGGAGCTAATTATTATAATAGTCCGGAAAAATACGACGGAAAAATATACGATATAACAGTTCCGTTTGAACATTTTAAATACGAGCATCTTTTTGTTACAGATAATCAAGTTGAAAGCGCATCCGATAGCGGAGTACAATACGGTTATTCAGTTAACGAAAATCAAGACGCCTACTTAGGTAAACCTCTACTTTTTTACGCTGCAAAATCAACGGCAACTATTAGAGCTTTAAACCTTACAAGTAGCGCCGGGGTATCTATTGCAAATCCCTATATCCCTTTAAATTGCGAATCAACCGGAAGTACCTTTTTAGCGGGAAAGCAAAGTATAAATTTTAATTCTGAGTTTGATGAGTTTTCAAGAGAGGTAAATCCTAAATCTTTATTCGAGACTTATTATAAAAGTTATATAGAAGATATGTTCGACGTTCGTAAAAGACTTACAAGCGTAAAGGCATATTTGCCAATGAATATTATTTATAAATTAAATCTAGCGGATAAATTTATTTTAAATAATAACGAATATAGAATTAATAAGATATCTACAAACTTCCAAACGGAAGAAAGTAGCTTAGAATTAACAAATATATTTGAAGCGCCTGTATTTAGAAACTTAAAAGCTATTGAGAATAATTGCTTAACGGTAGATACTTCTCTTATTAGCGTCGATAGTATAGACCTTACTGTAGATTCGGGTTGTGATTTAGACTTTACAATTCCAAATACAAATACCGGAGTTCCTACGGCATCTCTAAACAACCCAACAAGCGCGTTTACGGATACAAGCTTAACGGTAACAAAAGCAACAATAGAAGCGGATTTTATTCCTGTCTCTACAAGTACGTCAGTATTTTTAAACCATAAAATTACAGCTCTTGGAAAAGTAGGGCAAACTCAAAAGCTTGACGAATACGGATTTTTATATTCTACTTCTTTAACTAATTTAAGCTCGACGGATGACGTAGATACCTTAAAAGCGTTTGGCGATATTACAAACGTTCCTTTTACTCCTTCTCTAGCTGTTGTTAAAGTATTGATAGACAACGGAATAGCAATTAAAAGTACATTTGAGAAAACAGGGTTAACAGATCCCGCTACTATATATTATAGATTCTACGCAAGAACCAATATAGATCCGGCAAACGACAAAGCCGACGCTATAAGTAGTGTTGTAAGTGCATTTACAGTACCATCAGCAGTAAGTCAATACAACAATGCAAATGGTGAAAATCTTGTAGGAGTTGCAGGTAGTACAGGTTATTTAACAGATACATCAATTTTAGGTGTTAGTAAAACTAACTTCCAAAATTATGGTGGTGAAAATCAAGATGGTTTTGTAATACATCAATACACTAATTTAACAGTAGATACTGCTAAAGAAATAATAGAATGGTTAACAAGTACAGCGTCACCAGCAGTAGATACTTACTATGATATTTCACACACTTTTAAGGCTTTAGATAGATTTGGAGCAGATAATGCAAGTTTATTTAATATGTCAAATAAAACTAATGCAAAAGTTAAATATATAATGTTCTTAAATACATATCCAATAGTAATGATAAAAGGTGGTACAGTAACAGGTACACTTGCAGCAGGTACAGTAGGTAGTTTTAACATAGGATTAAGTGCGCTTGATTTTCAAAGTACATCATAAACAAAAAAATATGATACAGAATATATTAGATTTATTAGAAATAGCTAAAGAAGAAAACGCAAGAGGCGAGTTTATAGATATAGCTTTAGGAAAAAATAAACTACCTCA